TATTCTATTCATATATGGACAGTTAGTGATAGCAAGGGATTTGAGGGGTAGAATTCAGGGGGTTAGCTTGGTCTTACCAGTGAGCTAACAAGGGGGTCTTCCTGTGGTGGGTAAAGACCCCCGCCAATATTTGTGTATGATTAGGGAAGTTATTGAAAGGTTATGGCTAGGAAGAGTACGACAGAGGTATTAGGGGATTTACATGCAGGGTTAGCTGAGTGGTTTATGGATAAGTTGGTGTCTGGGGAGATGACTGTGGCTGATGTGAATGTAGCAAGGCAGTTTTTGAAGGATAATCAGATTAGTGCACAGCCAGTAGAGGGTACAGCGTTTGGAGATTTAGCGAAACAGTTGCCTGATATAGAGAATGTCGTAGCATTTAAGAAAAAGAGGGCTTAACTATGGCACCATCTGGTAAGGGCACGTATGGATCACAAGTAGGAAGACCACCAAAGAAAAAGAAAGGTGGTAAGAAGTAATTGGTAGCAGAAAGATGGCAGCCATTACCTGAACAATTCAGGGATGACTTTAGATATTTTTTAGTTGTCGTATGGAAGCACCTACAACTTCCTAATCCAACTCCTGTTCAGTTAGATATAGCTGAATATATGCAGGATGGGCCTAAGAGAAGGATTATTGAGGCTTTTCGTGGAGTAGGAAAGAGTTGGATGGCAGCAGCTTATGTGTTGTGGCTATTAAGAAATGATCCACAGAAGAAGATCATGGTTGTATCTGCAAGCAAGATGCGAGCAGATGACTTTGCACAGTTCTGTCTCAGGTTAATTAGAGAGATGGATATATTGAAGTGCTTAGAACCAGATAGGGATGAGCAAAGAAGTGCGAGTAATAGATTTGATGTAAGACCAGCGACACCAGATCAATCTCCATCGGTTAAGTCTGTTGGTATTTTTGGACAGCTTACTGGTAGTAGAGCAGATTTAATACTTGCAGATGACTGTGAGGTTCCTAATACAGCTTGGACTGTAGGAATGAGAGAGAAGTTGATTGTATCTGTCGGAGAATTTAATGCAATTCTGAAACCAGGTGGAGAAATTATGTTCCTGGGTACGCCTCAGACGGAAGAAAGTATCTATAACAAATTGCAAACAAAAGGATATGAATGTCGTGTCTGGCCTGCAAGGTATCCAAAGAAACCACAGAAATACGGTGCATCTCTAGCACCAATTATAAGTGAGAATTGTGTCGAACTTGTTAATAAACCAACTGACCCTGATCGTTTTAATGAACTAGATCTAATTGAAAGAGAAGCTAGTTACGGTAAGTCACAATTCACGCTTCAGTTTCAATTAGATACGACACTCAGTGATCTAAATCGCTTCCCTCTTAGATTATCTGACTTAGTAGTTTTAGAAGTTGACCAAGACGCACCTGAGAAAGTGGTGTGGTCTTCTGGTGCTGAGTATCGGATTACTGATTTACCTGCTGTTGGGTTTAGTGGAGATTATTATCACAGGCCAGCGTTTATACATGGGCAGTGGATTGAGTTCCAAGGTTGTGTAATGTTTATAGATCCTTCAGGTAAGGGCTTAGATGAAACTGCTTATTCTATTGTCGCTCATCTCAATGGAAATTTATTTGTACTGGAGGTGGGTTCCTTCCGTGAAGGTTATACCGAACCTGTCTTAAGAGGAATAGCAGAAGCAGCTAAGCGTAGAAAAGTAAAACTGATTCTCTTAGAAGATCAGTTTGGTCAAGGCATGATGGAAAATCTATTACAGCCTTACCTTAGAGAGGTTTACCCCTGCACGATTGAAGCGACTAGGAGCAATGTTCAGAAGGAGAGAAGAATTATTAATGCTCTTGAACCAGTAATGAATCAACATCGGTTGATATTTAATCGCTCGGTAATTGAAGATGATTCCAAAGCTAGAGATGATGATTCCGTAGAGACAGCCTTGGCATATCAGTTGTTTCATCAATTAACTCATCTCACTGTCGATAAACAATGTTTACAACATGATGACAGATTAGATTCTTTAGCTGGTGCAGTTCAATATTGGAACGAGTCTCTTGCTATAGATGAAGATAGAGCTATTAAGGAACGTGAACAAGAACTCTGGGAATTGGAATTGGCAGCGTATAAAGGTGATATTGAGGGCCTTCTCGATGCACAAATACTTGGTGTCCCAATCGAAAAAGTCCAAAGGCAAGATGCAAAAGCAGGATGGATCACAACCCATGGAAACCACTAAATATAGACCTAGAGGATGGGTGGTGCGTATCCCTTCTGGTTTTGTTGGCTATAGTTCTGTTTCTGATTGTGGATTCCAGACGGTTGTCGTAGCTGAAACTCCTGACCATGCTTTAGATGTCGCTTCTAATTCTCACGTGTGGGAGCATTTAGAGTTTCCTGTTAGTGATTTCCAAGTGTTTCCGCAAGATCCTCTTTAGGCTCTCCACTTACGATTACGATCTGGTGGATGATGACTAGCTACGGTTTTTTCTAATTCATTTAGTCGATTAAATAATTCTCTAGTGTCTCGATCTCGGCGGTTGCTGATGTTGCTAAGGGACATGATAACAACACTGGCTGTTGCACCAATGATTGCTGCTGTGATCTCTGCCACTGTTCAAAATGAAGAATTGTGTCTAGTGTAGGACGGCCTACCACTGATTTCTATGGAAGAAAAGAAAGTAAATGAACCCAAGAAAAAGAATCCTTTGCAAAAATTAAAGGAGGGTTTAGATGATAAAGAAGAACAACTGCAAGTCTTGTCTACATTTGTGAGATTGGGAGTTGTAATTTGGAGTGGGTTTATATTAACTTTAAACTATGTAGAATTGCCTGGTTTAGGTAAACAAGAAAGGATCGACCCAACTTTCATAGCAAGTGTTTTCACGGGTGCACTAGCTTCATTCGGGCTTGAAACTGCAAAGAAAAGAGGAGATGGAACTTATAAAGCTGATGAAGAGAAAAAGAAAGCAGAAGCAGCAGGGGGATTTGCTAATGGTGTTCCTTATACCATTGTAAGAATTGAGACTCCAGTAAAATTAGTACCAGATAAACCAAAAGTTGATGAACTTACTGGCAAAAAAATTGATCCTGAAACAGGTAAATTGACATGAAAAAGCTATTAATTCTGTTCTTACTGGCTTCTCCCTGCCAAGCAGAGATCATATCTAAGCTTTCTAGCTCTACTTCTTTGTCGGTTGGAGGTAGTAGCACTCAGGCCGTGAGGATTCCGTCAACGTACGCAGTGTCGGGTACTAACATAAAGGTCAGCACTGGTGAACACATCGGTAAGCTTACGGCGGGATCAGCTACAGCAGCCGCTACGCTTGATGTCGGGACGTACGAGATAAACACAACAGGATCAGCGTTTTCGCTAAGCGAGTCGTGGACTCAAGGAGACGCTATACCAGCAATAGGAAGTGGTGTGGATGTCTCCTCTGGGGTAGTCGCAGACATGCCTGTCTTTGGTGACACAACCACTATCTCAGGTGGTGTTGCTGGTACACTTGCTGGCACTGTAGTCAGTTCTGGTGTGGTTACAGTTACAGCAGGTGGTGCAAATACTACGGCTGTAGGACAAGTAACCAGTGAACTCACGGCTAGATGAGGTTAATACTGTGCGTACCTTTTTATCTTTCGTATTGCTGTTTAGCCCTGCTGTTCAAGCCGTACCAGTGGTTCCTCAGTTTACACAAGGTACACAGACTACCCACACAGAAACGACTACAAAAATTACAGAGACAATCAACTCGATTGACATAGATACAGGCTGGCAATACACAGTGACAGGCACAAATATGAAACATTCTGGTTCATCTGTGTCTCCAACAACCATAACTGCCCCTTCTCAAACCACTGATGGCATTACTTACACATGGGTTGGCTTAGATCATTCCAACAAACCAAATTGGGAGCTAGAAGTACCAGGTTCAGCCTTTCAATTTACCGAAACATACGCTGCTCCTGGGGTCAGTCAGCAAACAATTATCCAAAGAACCACCGATCAAACAAGTGTCACCGACACAACAAGCATTTTTCAACAATAGTTTATGGATTACTATCGCTTAACTTCGCTTTGCCTGCTTACTCTGGTGATGTCGGCGGCGTTAGTGCTACCGCTGCTCCCAATGCTTCGTCTAGTGGAAGCGTTATCAACCAAGGAGTCCAAGTTTTACAGGGGCCATTCCACACCAATACATACGGAAATGGAATACAGTGCCAAGGAACGACCTTATCTATTACACCATTCATCACAGGAGCCTTATCGTTAAAGAGACCCTACGAAAGTTTCTATCAAGACCCCGTTTACGATACAAGTGACATGAATGACGATGGAATTATTGATAATCCAGGTCATGTTTTATATTTTAAAGACGTAAGAACAGGACAGAAGGACTCTACAAGCATCACAGGCGGCCTCTCAGCAACGCTTTCGGTCCCACTGGATAAAAGATTCACGAATCGTTGTTTGTCGGTTGCTACAACCCAAGACAAGATACAACAGCAAGTCTTAGCCAATAGAAGGCTTGATTTTGAAATCGCAAGGCTTCGTGAATGTAGTAATTTCAAGGCTAAAGGAATTAATTTTCATCCTGATAGCCCGTCGTATTCTATTTGTGCAGATATTTTGACGACTCCCTACAAGGAAGAACCAATACCTCATGTTCATTCTATTTCTTCAGACTCCTCTGCTCCGCTTGGCGTTCACGAAGTGAAAGCACCTTCGGTTTCTTCCCCCGAATAGCAAGGATCTTCTTAGTAATCTTTTTTGAAAGAGATTTAACCTGACCTTTCAGTTGTTTCTGTACCATCTTTGCGATGGGTTGGCCTAATACAGTGACTCCGACAACAGAAGTAATTGCTATCGCACTTGTATTAAGTAATGTCGTTGGTGGTGGAGTGTAAGTGTTAACAACCTCCAGTACACTTCTTTCCTCGTATAGAGTTTTGCATTGATTTCCATCTCGTTCATACCCTCGAATTATTTTTGTTCCGTATTTCCCGATTGCTCCTACTGGTAAATCGTCAGGTCTAGGGCAAGGAAGGATCTTAGGAACTAAAGGACTTGGTGGTGGGAGTGGTGAGTTGTTGTCTGCTATCTCATTATTGGTTTCTTCTTTCTTGTCTTCCTGTTTCTTTTTCTTTACAGGATCAATTTTTGGTGCGTCGGGTGCTGGTGGAGTTTCTGTTACGTTCTCTGGTCTGTAAGTAACAGGATTAAACGAAGGCATCCCTGCGTCACAGTACACCTGAACTCCCTTATCGTCATCTGTATTTAATTTTTTATTGCTACCTGCGTCTGGGTGTGCTTCAACGCAACCAGGGATTTCAAATATTAAATTAGGTGCTGGTAATGAAAGAGTTACGGGTGGAACATTGGGTATGTTCGGAGAAATCGTGTCGATAAAATTATCAGGGATAAAAATATTATCGACTTGTATATCTGGTATTTCATCCACTTAACAATCCACGAAGTCTCCACCAATATTTTTACCAATCTGTCCTGCTTTTTTAACAGCAACTGCACTAGCAATCCAGCCTATGATTGGGATATTGGATAATGTACTGGCAGCAGGAGTAGCAGTAACTAAAGAAGTTCCTACAATTTCGCCATTAGATTCTGCACTACCTTTGTTTTTAATACATTGAAGATAGCTAGCTGCTAATGCTGCATTTTCTCCAGGTTGATGTGCAACATATTCTTTCCTTGTGTAATCAGTTTTGCCATTCCATTTAGATTTTTCTGAACTAAATAGAACTGTTTTAGGTGAGTGCATGTTATGCCTTATCATCACCTCTAATCCTTTCTCATTTTTCTTGTATTGCATTTGGCTACTGCTGTTTTCTGTTGTAGCTAGTGATGCAAGATTAGGCAGCGAATCCCCTGACTTACTTAGTAAGACAAGGGAAAAGAAATTGCTACCGATTAATCCGAGACCGAGGAGAAGAGGAAGATAGTTACCTTCCTTCAACTGTGTCATAGCTTAGGTAATCCTGTTGTGGTGGGCATTGAAGGCATTGATTGTTTAACCAATGAAGGGATTTCACCTTTAACCTTATCCAGAATTATATTCACAACTTTATCTTTATTCAAGTAACCAAAAACACCAAGGCCAATAATCCCTAAGTTGAGGGCAAGAGAAGTAATTGCAATAGCTTTCATTTTGTTAATGTTTCTATCTTTTCAATGTAAGTGTTATTTTCCCATATTTCAAAACTTTTATGGTGCCATTGTCCATACATATCTTTACCTGTTGGTGCTTTTATCGGTGTGAAGGGTAGTTGTTCTACATGAGACCAAAATGGACTGTTGAATTTTGACCCTGTTTTATAGTGCCATAAAATAAACTGCTCAATAGTACTGACTTCTTTATGAAGTAATTGCAAACATTGAGGTATATCTAATTGATTGATAAAACGATCAAAGCCGATTTTGGCAATATATAAATATAAACCCGTAGCAGTTGCCTCTAACGGCTCAATAAAAGCACATTGATTACCATTCAATAAAGTACGTTCACCGACAAATGGGTTAAATGAACAATAGTTTTCAAACCTCATCGAATGCTCTATTTCTTCTACTCCAAAGCGTTCTTGAAAGTCTTGTGTTGCTTCCTCTTTAGAAGTTATATTTGCGTTGTATAAATAACCAAGACTTAGCTTGTCTTCAGTGGGAACGACAAAAGTCCAACCGTTAGGTGTTGCTTGCGCCTCTGTCCAAACCATTTCTTTCTTTGGCAGGCTTGCAAGTAAAACGGAATTAATAGGATTGACAATGGTGTCTAAGGTTTCTTTATCTATAGCTTTTCTACCTCTACAATCAATAATAAAATCAGCATCTACTTCTTTTTCAGGGTCATTTATTTCTTGTTCTCGAACATTAAATTTGCCACTAGATAAAACAACATCACTTAATTTTTTAGGAGTGTAATGCATTGCCACATTATCCATTGAATAAAAATCATGGAAGAATTGATCTTTCTTTCTTCCCCAGTTTTTATAAAGAATTCCTGTTTTTAATGTCGCACCAATTTTGTTATCGAACCAAGTTAAACCTAATGTTTCAGAAATTAATTCAGTGGTGATAGTGACTGTACCTTGCCCAACTTTTTCAATTGGGTGATGATTTGAGTCATGATATAAATCTATTTCTATAGGTACATCTAAATAGGGCGAATGTCTATAAAAATGTAATGCACTTATAATTCCTGCGTTACCTGCGCCAATAACGGCTAATTTCCTCATTCACTATCCTTATGAAAAGGATCATGCTTTTTAATATAGTCGTTATACCATTTCAAGAAAACGTCAGGAGCTAAATCGTCAACAAATTCTAATTTCTGTTTATTACCGTTTTCATCGGTATATTCCACGAAGGGTGTTGCCATAATATTTATTCGTTACCCATTCTTGTACTTGGGTAAAGTCTAGCATTTCCTGGCCATATGATCCTAACAGCTCCGACACCCATCGTGAGCGATGTATTAGCCTGATCTACCGTATCTCCACAACCAGCACCGTAAGGATTTCCTCCACCGCCACCTGCGGCTGCTGTTTGAGTAACACTAGATGGGGTACCACCAGAGCCGCCTTTTCCGCATCCTCTTTCGTCAAAACTACCACCACTACCTGTAGATTTAGCACCACCACCGCCAGGAGAAGTAGAATGACCAGCTAGACCTACGCCACCACCGCCTCCGACGACTTCAGTTCCAAAGCTATTATTTACGTTCCCTTGACCGCCACCGCCACCACTGGAACTATCACCACCGTCATTGCTACCACTATTTGCATAAGTTCCACCAACACCGCCATCAGAGTTATAACCTGCTGCACCACCTGCACCTCCAGACCATTTATTCACATTACCCCAACCACCTGTACCATAAGCTCCAGGTGATCCGCCATTTCTAACTTGAAATGTACTCACGTTAACAGCACTTCCGCCTCCTGGCCAAATTGTATTAGCTGCTTGAGCTATCACAGCCCAATCTGGGCTACTTGGAGTACCTTTGAAAACACGTGTACCCCATAAATATACTTTCTGAGTTAAATTATTTCGATAATAATCACTGTATGACAGACTGCCACCCATTATGTAGATAACCAGTGTCTCGCCTGCTGTAACGGATATATTGTTGGCATAGCATAGACCACCACCAGCACCACCCTGATATTGAGTAGCGTGAGCACCCTTACCAACGCACACTAATGATATTGAACTAACTCCAGTAGGCACCGTCCATGTTGTTTCGTAATAATTTTGACCACCGTTAGCAGTCCACACCTGCTGACCTGCGACTTCTCCTGGGCCACCACCTAATAGCATCTGTTGTATAGGCATTAGCTTAATCCCGCACCTGAGATGTAAAATTCATTAGCTCCAGTACAAAGTAAAGTAGCCATCCCACGTCCAGCAAGAGTCCTATTTCCTGTACTAGCATCAGCAGAGTTATACATAGTTACCCCAGAACCTTGAGTAAGTGTTTGATCTGAACCACTATTATTAATAATAGTTATTGCATCACCTGTTGCAAATATATTTTGAGCAACAGTAACTCCACCTGTAGTTATATTGATATGTTTGCCAGCATCACTAGCTACCAATGTATAAGCTGAAGTTTGAGCATTTGCAGGTATCTTTCTTACATCTCCCTTATCATCGGTAACTGATCCAGTAACGGTTACTCCCGATGATGTCGTCGTTAATCTGACATTCCCCGAATTGTACAAATAAACAGCACCCGCCGCCGTTGTGTAGATGTCATATCTGCCAGTCGTTCCATCATGAGAACCTATTGACCAATCTAAATACTCAGCATTACCTTTATTCTCAAAACGAACGTCGCCGTCATCTTCAACATAAAATCTAAAACCAGTATTAAGGCTAGTGTTATAGGTCTCGTTTCCTATCCGACCATACCAAACATTAGTATCATCACCAGAAATATTAATAACTGGTCCTGCACTTCCGTCATCCGTGAATGAAGCCGCACCAGCGGAAATTGTTCCTGCTACTGTTGCTCCACCACTAGTCGTCTCAAACTTCTTACTCCCGTCCCAATAGAGCTCTACGGCTCCGTTATTGATGCACTTAAGAGCATTATCAGCACCTCCATCACTTGCATTTGTTGATAACTGTATATTCGTATTAGCTCTTAGGTAGATCCCACCACCTACATGATTAACCATAAAACCATCTGTACCATCCGAGTAGATCTGGAGATCTGATCCATCACCAAGTTTTATTTTGTCAGAATCAGCAAAAATTAGATCATCTCTACACCAGACATCGTTTGCTCTAGTTTGTAACTTAATTGTATCGTCGTAGTAGAGTTCTACGCCTCCGTCAGCTATAAACTTAGCTATAGTTTCACCACCACTATCATCTTGAAATACAATATTAGGTGCTTGGATCTTAACAGCAGTAGCACTATCTCTAATTGTTAAGTTTCCAGTAGTGTTGTTTAGCCATGAATCAGTCCCATCATGGTAGATCTCTAGATCTGCACCAGTTCCTACCTTTATTTTTGCATTATCATCAAATTTAAAAGCACTATCTGATTTATCCCACAAAGAATTATAACTAGCACCATTGAAAGATACGTCTCCATCATGAGTAGCACCGTCATCTACATGAACACCAGTGATATTTGTTCCTGTACTGGTCGTCTCAAACTTCTTACTCCCGTCATGATATAGCTCTACGGCTCCATCTTTTATAAAACTAGCAGCCGAATCAGTTCCAAATTTTATATCAATATTTCCAGAAGCTCCAGTCTTATCAATAGTAAAATTAGCTAGTCCGTTATGTTTTACATAAGTATGACCAGGTACACCAGTTAAATGGTAAATTTCTAGATCATTATCACCACCAAATCTAGCGTAAATATTATCGTTAAAACCAATACTTCCTGTGAATGTACCACCAGTTTTGGGCATTAAAGTAGTGGAAGGAGTTACTCCTCCTTGCCATGCACTACCGTTATAAACTTGTAATTCATTATTAGTTGTATTGAAATATAAATCTCCATCAGCTAAAGCATTACCACCTCCATCAGTAGAAGGGGCTGAAGATGCTATTTGATATAAATCAGCAAAGTTATTAACATCACTAATATTGTTTGCGACTGTATTTATATTGGCAATGTTTGGTGAAACATTTGTAGCAACACTTGTAACTTCTGTTGCTTTAGGAACTAAACGATGAAAACTATATGTATGTAGTGTTGCAGTAGTTTCAACAATTCCTCCGTAATCTGCTGCTAAAACAGTTGTTCCACATCCTGTGATTGTTACCGTATTTCCTGATCCTGCTCCGTTTGCAATGGTAACTGTTCCTCCAGAAGGAGTATGAGATGCAGCAAATGCTTTGATACTTACAAGAGTTCCTGTTCCATTGTTTACGTCAGGGTTAGCAGTAGGAAAAGATGTTTCATTGGCTATTGGTACGAAGCCACCGACATCGTCAACTAAATCGATAATTCGATCATTGATAGCTGCTGTTGTTGCAATCGTTGTATCGTTGTCAGGAAAAGCATCTCCGTCTTTAATTGTGTCTCCAGTGCTTACATTGAAGTAACGAGCATCAGATTCAGTCTCTGTGTAATACCTATTATCTAATTGTCCTGCATCTAATTCGGTTTCTGTGTAATACCTGTTGTCTAGTTGACCTGCATCTAACTCTGTTTCTGTGTAGTAGCGACCATCTAAAGTTCCTGTTGCTAGATCTCCTGCAACGATTGTTCCATCTGTAATGTTTGTAGTTGTGACGACGACATTTGCTAATTGCCCGCTACTAAAGACTTTTGTATCTACATAGTTCTTAGTTGCTGCATCCTGTGCTGCTGTTGGGTCTCCTACTCCTGTAACTTTATTTGTACCCATTGCCAAGGCACCTGTCATTGAGTCACCAGCTTTTGTAAGTTTTAAAGCATCCTTTGTATCTACATAATTTTTTGTCGCTGCATCCTGTGCTGCTGTTGGGTCAGAAACTTCTGTTAACCTTTTATTTCCTAGACTTGGTAGACCTGTAGATTCTGAAATCGTTACGGTTTGGAATTGGCTATCTTTTAACTCTTGGTCAATATATAAACTTTGTAGAGCACTTGTATCTAAGTCGTTAGCGGTAAGAGTAGAACCATCTGCATAATCAACAAGAGGTGTATCTAGTGATGAGTTTCTTCTTATTTCTAGTCTTACATTTGCAGAAGCTGTTGCTGTTCCCAGTCGTATAAGTTTAGGAGATACGTTGGTTATTACCTGATATTCTGTTGCTCCTGCTCCTTGATTTAACTTGGTGTAATCTTTATAAACTTCAATGTGTGCTTCCTTGATATAGGGGAAGGTAAAAGTAAAATCAGTAGTTCCACTAGCTGAAGTAGTGTTGATTACTCTTGTTGATCCGACTGTGTAACTCATGGCTTAGTAGTT